GGTCCGCGGCGGGAGCTGGTGCTCCTTCTGCATCACCTGGACGACCTGGCTCCGCGGTACCGCGTACTGCAGGAGCGCGTCGATCCGGTTGACCAGGACGTCGATGTCGGCCTGGGAGCGGCGGCGGCCACCCGGGGGGCGCGGCGGCGGCGGCGATGGAGCATCCGGCTGCTCGGGATCTTCTTCGCTCATCCCGCCGATGATGCGGCGTGAGCGGGACCGGGATCAAGCCGAGACCGCACGCTGCAGAGCGCCAACCACGCGTCGAACGCCTGGTAGTGGGCGTAGGTCAGGGGCTCAGACTGGTCCACGCCGTTGATCCGGCGCCACACGGCCCAGCGCTGCTGGAGCCACGCGCGGTACTCCGAGAAGCGGCTCACCGCTTGGATTTGTCCCCTGGCCTCCATGACGTCACCAACCCAGGATAGCCACGCTATACGTGTATGGCTAGATCTTCTTGCGTGACCGTCTGGTGGCTCAACCGGGAGCGGATCGCGCCTCGGCGACCTGGGCCTGGGTCTCGGCTATCCAGCGGTCGTACCACTGCCGGCGCAGGCCCTTGTTCCACATCCCGAAGCACTTGGTCAGCGTCTCGACCGCGCGGTGGTGGTAGCGGCAGAGCGGGACCGCGGTCCGGTCGCAGGTCTTCCGCCGCTCCGGGTCTGGGTGCGCCAGGCCCTCGCCGGCGTGGTGCGGGTCGCTCAGCCCCCCGCAGTTCCTGGGGTCCATCCAACGCGCGATGCAGGGTAGGGTCCTGACGACCGCTAGGTAAGCGGGGTCGTGGTGCTGGGCCCGGTCGCGGGCGTGCCGGTCCATCGTCGCGCGGTAGTCGGCGCGCAGGGGCGACGGGGTTCGGTCTAGGACCGCGGGGCGGGGCAGGGACATCAGCGTCGTGCCGCCGGCCCGGACCAGCGCCTCGCGCGCGGCCCAGCGCTCGACGTGATCGCGCTGGCGCGGCCGCCAGCGCATCACCACTTGGACGCTGGGGGGGCGCTCACCGACCGCGGCCAGCTCGGCGCGCAGCCGCTCGGCGACCGACCGGTCAGCGTACGGGCCCACCGTCATCCTCCCGGCCCGGTGGTCGCACACCCACGACGACGAGCCTCGCGGTTAGCCGCTCGGCCATCTTCTGCTCGAAGAACGTGCGCACTACCTGCTGGCGGTCCCGCCACTTCTGGTCGCGCGCGCGGCGACGCCGACGCTGGCTGGCCTTCCCGTGCGCCATCATCCCGTCCTCCCGCGTCGCGCGGCAATGGCGTCGATGGCTTCGAACAACGCGCACACTTCGCCGGTCAGATAGTGCAGCGTGGCCCCATGGTTCTTGCCGTCCGATTCCCAGCGTTTGAGCTGCGCGTCCAGCTTGGCGTGTTTCTCTTTGAGCTGCTTCTCGCACGCTTCGTTCTCCGCGGCCCGGCCGGCGGCGATGCCTTCTTTGATGGCACGCCAGAAGTTGGGCCAGTTACCGCCGTTGGCGACACGGTCGTCCCAGCGTCTCAGTAACTCGTTGGCGATTGCCTCGTCCCCGCCCGTCTCGGGTTGCGCCGCCTTCGGGTGGTCGCATCGGCCGTATCCTTTGGCAATGCAACGGTCACAGCGAACCGGCGGATGCGAGCCGAGCGTCTCGGGTTGCGCTGCTGGCTTCGACGTCAGGCACTTGTGAGCGGCGGAATGCTCAACGCAGGAATACTCGGCACATCCTGAGCACTGGAACGCCGCTGGTTTGTCAACGTCGTTCTCCATGCACAACTCACACGTTGTCGTGTCCGGACTGGTGCGGTTGATTGCGGCGGGGTTCTTACGGGCCAGTGCTACCGCCGGGCCGTCCATATGATTGCCGTCTTCGTAGATGGGCACTTGCATCCCCGTCTCCCCTTGCGGCGCCTTGGCGCGGGGGGGCTCGATAAAGACGTGGGCTTTTGATGGTAAATAGTCCGCATGGTGCAGGCGCGCGACCCGGCAATCGGCCAACAAGCACCGGTCATCCTCGCGGCTCATGGCTTGGCTCCTTGGATGATCCGGACCGCCTGGTCATACATCTCCGGCACCTCCATTCTCATCTCCCCGGTCTCGAGCATCCACAGGCGGATGACCGGGAGGTCTAGCACTTTGGACGCCTGCTCTCGGCTCATGCCCTTCGACTCACGCGCCTCGCGCAGGCACCGCCCGCGATCCGCGTCCCCGTTTCCCCAGAACGTCTTGAACTTCATCAGTCAACGTACCTCCTGTCCTCCGGCGGAGGACCCATGTCGATCTCGGGGTCCGAGAAGCGGTAGGTCTTCCCCGACCAGTGGACCCGGATCCGGGCCCGGCGCCCGTTCCGGTGCTTGCCCAGGTAGAGGTCGACGTCCCCCTCTGGGATCTCGTCCGGGTTGTGCGTCAGCAGGATGATGTCGCTGTCCTGCTCGATGTCCCCAGACTCCTTCAGGTCATGGATCGTCGGCGGTAGGACGTTCCCCTCCTTGTCCTTCTTGGCCTTCGCGCCCTCGCGGTTCAGCTGCGAGACCATGATCCATGTCATCCCGAGCGACCCGGCCATCCGCTTGACCCACTTCGAGATCATCCCGATCTCCCGCGCGCGGTTGTCCTTCGGGCCGCTATTGCCCATCAGCTGGAGCGTGTCGAGGACCCCGAGGACCTTCTTCTTGTTCGGGTACTTCGCGCGCAGCCGGCGGCACCGCGCCTCGATCAGGCGCATCGAGTCGACCTTCTTCTCCAGGTAGAGCGGCATCGCGTCGATCTTGTGCTTGGTCCCGTGCAGCCTCTTGAAGTCGTCGTGGTCCAGAGCGCCGTGCTTCAGCTTCTGGCTGTTGAGGCGCGACACGTGCACGAACTCGCGCTCCCCGAGCTCGGCCCGCGACATCTCGAGGTTGAACACGATCGCGACGCCCTCCGGGTCCTCGGCGCAATTGGTGGCGATCTGCATCGCGAGCGCGGTCTTCCCGCCGCCGGTGTCGCCCGCGATGGTGATCACCTGCTCGGGCTGCAGGCCCGCGGTGATGACGTCGAGCCTGGTGATGCCCGTCTTGATCCCGGTGACGCTGCTCTCGCCGGCCTTCGACTTGAGGAACCGGTTCTCGAACTCCTCCATTAGCGGGTCCGTCAGCTCGGCGATCGGCACCAGGTCGGACCCGAGCCCGGTGCTGATCTTGAGCATCTGGCCGGCGTGCTCGTCCAAGAGCGCAGCCACCTCGGTGCTACCGTAGGCGCGCGACGCGGTATCGAGGCAGGTCGCGATGACCCGGCGGAGCTGGGACCTCTCCTTCACGATCGCGACGTACTGGGCGATGTTCTCCGCGGTGGGCGTCTCGTTCGCCAGCTTGAGGAGGTACCCCTCGCCGCCCTCGAGCCTCTTCAGCATCTCGCGCGACTTGAGCTCGTCCGCCAGGACCACGACGTCGACCGTCCGGTCACGGCGGGCGATCGCCAGCATCGCGTCGAAGATCTCGCGGTGCGCCGGCAGGACGAAGTCGTCGACCTGGAGCTCGAGCCCGACCGAGTCGATCACCGACGGCTTGATGAGCACGGACCCCAGGACCGACCGCTCGGCCTCCAGGCTGCGCGGTGGCTCGCGGACCGCGATGTCAGCCATAATCGGGCAGCTTCTTCCCGCCCGGCGCCGCGGGCTCCTCGACGCGCAGGCCACCGAAGTCGGTCACGAAGAACGCGAAGGGGTGCTTGGCGCGCACCACTGCCGGGGATTCCGAGGCCAGGAAAGCGGTGAACATCCGATGCGCGGACTGCTGCGCCTCGATGACCTCCCCAATCGGCAACCGCGCCAGGAGCTCAGTGAGCGCGGAGCATCCCTTGGCGTCTGAGGTGTTGCCGTAAAACTTGTGGTACTTCTGGCTCCAGGCGAGCCCGTACTTCAGGCACCAGTCATATGGCTTCCAGATCCGTGTAATCAGGGAGGGATTAGGAGATCCCCGATCCGGATCCGGTCCGGATACCGGATCGGAACCCCCCCCTAAATCCCCCCCCGATTGGACAGACCGGTCGCGATCGGGGTCAAAATTTTCGTTACCCTGGCCATTAGTGGCCATCGGTGGCAATAGGCGTCTAGGCGGCGGCTTCTCCTGGCCACCTGGGAGCACCAGTGAGTTGGCGTTCGGGCGCTCGTCAGTAGTCCACCTGGCGCCGCACGCTGGGCAGGTGCGCCAGCGCTTGACGACCGCAGCGTCACCGAAGGACTTGGTCACGCGGGAGCCGGTCGCCCTGCACTTGGGGTTCTGGCAGTTCACCTTCGGGTCCTTTCCCACCCGTCAAGACACAACCGGACGACATCAATGAGTCCTTCCGAGTCGGTATTGGCGATGTCCTGTACTTCATTGATGGGGACTCCGGCCGCCATCGCTATGCCGCTGACCTGCGCATGTGTCAGGGCCTGAACCACGGGTGGACCGTGGCCGGCGATCGCGGAGCGCGCGTGGACGAATGCAAGAACGCACTCGTCTTGAAACCACGACATCATCCCGATCGCGCGCATCATCCGACGTCTCATCTCGTCGGCCTCCCCGTGGCACTTCTGGCACAGGGCCTCCAAGCTGGAGGTCGGATAATCCCAGTCCTTCTTTCCCGCTTCGTAATAGCGGTGGTGGACATTTAGGCGCTCGGTCTTAGATGAGCAGTGCTCGCAGCGACCGTCGGCGCGTTCGATGACCTCGGCGCGCTTCTTTCGCCAGGCAACGGAAGTTTTCATAAGGCTAGGTCCTCCTAGTGGGGGGTGGCGGGGGGCTTGGGGACGGGATATTACCCGGGCAGGTCTGGGAACCAGGTCTGCCGGATGATTTCGACGCCGGCGGCGCTGACCTCCGTGGTGAGCCAGTGGCAGGTCCCGACGGTCTCGTAGACGACCTGGCAGATGTCGGGGAAGAGGTAGAGGTGGTCGCGCAGCCGGTCCTTGATGAACCTCGCGAGAGCCCGGCGCATATGCTCCGCTACGACCTCGGGGGTGAACTTCGGTTCCCCCGCGCTCATCGGAGCCACAGCTCCTCGACCGCGCGCAGCCGGTTACCCTGCGCGCGCTCGGCCAGGCCGTTGGCGGTCAGCTTCGACAGGTAGGTCGGGAATGTCCCGCCCTTGATCTCTAGCCTGGCGAAGTCGGCGAGCTCCGCCCTGGTCTTCGGCGTCCTCTCTGCCGCCAGCCACTCCAGCATGTCGGCGGCCTTCCCGGGGAGCTTCTCCCGCCACATGGCCAGCAGCTCGCGCGCGGTGGCGGGCTTGAGGACGTCGCCGGCGGCAGCGCGCCCGGCAGGCGTGAGACGCACCAGGCCGCCCTCGCGCGTGATGTAGCCCTGGACGCCGAGCCGGGACAGGTAAGTGGGGAACGACCCGCCGCTCGGCTTCATGACGGCCAGGGTCCCGAGCTGGCGGTAAGTCAGGGCCTTGGGATGGACCTCGGCAAGCGCGATGAGCATGCGGGTCGAGCCGTCATTCGGCGCGCGCGCGTCCTTTCGGGTGAACGCGCGCATGACCGCGGTGTCCCCCCGGTGGTCGCGCGGCAGGTCCTCGATCGAGAACCGCTTCCCGGGTGGGTTTGGGAGCGCGGTGTTGAGGCGCTGGATCTCGGCATCGAGGGTCGGCGCCGGATCGCCCGGTAAGACACCGATCGGGATCCCGGGCATCGTCTCGGTAGCATCCAGGGCGGCCTTGATGGTGCGCCACATTTCCCCGTGCTTGCGGGACGCCTCCTCGAAGGACCTCATGCATCGGTCGAGGTTCTCGCGCGCGGTGTCGCGCTCGCGCTGGAGCTGGTACACCGCCTCGCCGGTGGCGCCCCCGGCGCTGATCAGGTTGCGTTGCAGCTCAGCGATCCGGGCGCGCAGGACCTTCGGGTCGTCGGTCTCCTTCTGGTCGGAGATCTTCCCCATCATCCCGCGGATCTTTTCCAGGTCGACCGGGGCGAGAGCGCGGACCTCCACGTCGTCCGGGTCGAACTCCTTGGGGCTCGCGCTGGTGTCCATGGTCCGCTTCGGGTGGAAGCGCGTCCTGACCATCATCCTGAGCCACTGGGGGGACCAGAGGTAGACCGTGCCGACGGGCAGGCTCGGGAGCTCCGCGAGCGCCTTCGCGTCCATGCCCTGGTCGGTCACCCAGCCAGCGATCGTCTTGCGCTCATGCGGGCCCGTGAGCTGGCCGGTGACCAGGACCTCGGTCAGGTTGAGCGCCGACTTGCTCACCGCCTGGGGCCGCTGCGAGATGAGCGTCCCGCCGATCCCGAAGTTGCGCCCGACGCGCCAGAGGCGGAGGAACGCACCCAGCATGCGCTGCTCGCCGGGCATCGGGTTCTGCGGGACGAACTCCTGCGCCTCGTCGACGATCAGGTGCATGGGGGTCCGGTGGCGCTTCTTGAGCGAGTACAGGTGCTCCGCGAAGTCCGTGGCGAAGCGCCGCTGGTCGGCGCTGCTGAAGTCGGAGACATCTAGCACCACCGACTGCCGGCGCGCGGCGACCAGCTCCGCCACCAACTCGCCCGACCCGGGGGCCAGTGCGATGTCACCGCGCAGGCCCCCGAAGACTGGGATTGGGATGCCCCCCGGCCCGCCGGAGGCGTCCAGGCGCAGGCCGTACCAGACCCCGACGGGGTCGAGCACGACGACCTGGGCGCCGCCGTCGAGTAAGGTCTCAGCGAGTTTGCCGGCGTTGTACGTCTTGCCGGCGCCGCGCCGGGCTAGGAACGCGAACGTCTGCACCGGTGCATCCGCCGGCAGGTCTACGTCGGGAGCAAGCTGGAACATGGCGGGGTTCTCCTGGGGTTTTCAGGGGGTAATTACCGTGTAAATACGATGGCGACGCCGCGCCGATTCGAACGGCGCCTTGCCTCGGCAGCGATGCTGCTAGAACGGGATATCGTCGTCGCCAGGCGGCGGGTCATTCGGTTCCGGGTCCGGGCTCGAGGTCGGCCCGCTGCGCCCGCGCGGAGGCCGCCGGTCCTGGTTGTAGCCATCGCCGTCACCCCCACCGCGCGCGCCGCCGCCCTGACCCCCGCCGAGGAAGACCACGCGGTCGGCTACGACCTCGGTCGCGTAGCGTTTGATCCCGTCCTTGTCATAGCTCCGGGTCTGCAGGCGCCCTTCGACGTAGATCGAGCGCCCTTTGCTCAGGTACTTCGAGCAGTTCTCGGCTTGGTCGCCCCAGACCTGGACCTTCACCCATTCGACGCGTTCTTGCTTCTGGCCGTTCTTGTCCTTCCAGGTCTCGCTACAGGCGATGCTCAGGTTGCAGACGGCCTTGCCGCTCGGGATGTATTTCAACTCGACGTCGGCACCTAGATTGCCGATGCCGATCCACTTGTTAACGCTACCCACGGTGCACCCAGAGCTCGGCCGCGCTGAGGTACTGCTCGACCTTGGCCAAGTCGAACTTGCGCCCGTCCTCGGAGAAGACGTGGGTCTCGATATCGGTCCAGACCCGGGATGGGCCCGCGGCCAGCTCGATCCGGCGGTACTGCCGCGCGACCTCATCCGGGCGCAGGCCGCCGGCGTAGCCGCAGTAGTGCGCCACCGGGGACGGCCACTCGTCGGGCTCGCGCCCGGCGCCGCCGCTGCGGTCGAACAGGGGCACCGCCTTGATCCCCCGCATCCACAGGGCGCCGATAATCAGGTTGTTGACGTCGTCGAACTGGAGGATGTACTCCTCGCGGCCCCAGTCCCGGAGCACGACGGGGAGGAAATCCTCGTCGACGTCGTGCAGGTCGCCGTGGAAGTTGAGCTGCACGCGCTGGAACATGTCCGCGATCGTCGGCCGCTCGGCGCGGAAGCGGTTCGACCCGCGGCAGAGGGCGCGCACCCACTGGCCGCAGAGGTGACCGGACAGGCGCATCGGCCCCTGCATCTTATTGACCGTGTCCGCGACGAGCTTAAGTCGCTCGATCCATGCAGTGCTCGGGAACCGCGGCCCGCCCTCCTGCGACCGGGACAGCAGGATGCCCCACTCAACAAAAGGAAAACGCATGGTGAGTTGGATGAGCTGCTCGGGGTCGATGCTGTCGTCGGCCCCGGTGACGGTGACTCGGTCTAGGATCATGACGGTTCCTCCTCGCTGATCGCCTCGATCTGAAGTTCGCCCCTGGTGACGCGCGTGCCGATGACCTGCCAGCCGCCGGCGACGGCCATCTTGAGGAAGCCCGGCAGCTCGTCCTCGTCGAGCTTCTCCATGCCGTCCACGGTCAGGACGCGCCCCTCGCCGCGCACCCGCTTGGCCAGCGCGACCGCGAACTCGAGTTGCTCCTTCCCGGACAGGTCGTCGATCGCCACCCCGTCGAGCGTGATCTTCTGGGAGACGTCCAGGCCGGGGATCGCCTTGCTGCGCGCCGCCAGTTCGCGCGGCGCGTCCGTGGTCAGCGTCCTGACAACCTGGTCGAGGTGCCCGGCCTCGTCCAGGTCCTTCACGGCGCGGACGCGCGCCTCATCAGCGGCGGCGCGCGCCGCCCGGTAGTCCTCGGCCTGCCGCGCCTGGGCGAGCGCCGCCGCCGCGTCCTGGACGCGCTTGGACGCGGCGTCCAGCTCCTCCTGGGGAACAGCCATCGAGTCGATGCCGGCCAGGGATTCCTCTAGCTCGGTGACCTGATCTAAGTATTGCCTGCGGCGCTTGACGGACGCGATCGCTACGTCGGCCAGATCGAACGCCTCTCGCAGGCGCCGCTTGAAGGTCTCCAGTTCATCCACACTATCGGCATCGACGTCTTCTACGCCGCCGATCTGTACCGGCAGCTTCTGCTCGCCGTCAGCATCGGCGCGCAGTCGCTCGATCTTCTCGCGCGTCGGCCCCGCCTTCGCGCGCGCCTGCTCATGCGCGGCACGGAGCCAGGTCAGCTCGTTCAGCTCGCGCTGCACCGTCCCTAGCAGCTGCACTGCCTCGCCCTCCGAGACCGCGGATGACGGCGATCCCATAGCGTCAGCCTTCGCCCTCAGCTCGTCCGCCCTGCGCCCCGACTCCTCGGCCGCCGCGTTGGCGGCGGTCCGCTTGTCGTAGTAGCGCTGACGGATCCCGGCCAGGACCTCCAGGCCGTGACCGATGAACGGGTTGCCCAGCATTGGTTCGCCCGTCCAGCGGTGGACGTCCTCACCGGTGACCTCCATCGGCATGACCTGGTAGATCATCCGGCGCCGCTCTTTGTCGTCCGCCAGGTAGAAGGCCAGCGGGTCCACCTCCTTGCCGAACAGTTCGTTGAGGATCGTCTGCGGCTTCGGCTTGATGTCGCCGCCCGGGCCGGTCACCACCAGGTCCTTGCCACCCTGGCGGATGGTCCGCCGGGCGTGGAGCACCTCCATGTCCACCAGGATCTCGGACTTGTCCGCCCCCTGGTGGATGCAGCTTGGGTCCAGCCCCTGGGCCAGGAGCGCGGCGCGCAGACCTCGCAGGATGCTGGTCTTGCCCCGCGCGTTGCCCCCCTTGATGACGATCCCAGCGGGCGGGATCGCGATGTCCGCCGACGCGATGCCGGCGTAGTTCCTGATGGTCAGCCGCGTGATCCTCATCAGACCGCCTCCTTCGGGGCCGGAGCCTCGAACAGGTGGAACACGAGCCGACCGTCACTAACCTGGATGGTCTCCACGTAGGGCCCCACGTCCCCCAGGGGATGCCCGGTGCCGCGCCAGCAGAAGTCGCGCCGTTGCACCGGCTGCTCGGTGTCGACCATCGCCCAAACGTAGGGCACGCCGTTCTGCGTCTGCACGGTCAGGACCTGAGCACCGGCGGGTAGGAACAACGAAACGAAATCGCCCACCCCAAGCTGGTACTTGTAGATGGTCTTCATGGCGCTTTCGCCTTCCCCAGGCGCTCCATCTCCTCGGGGGTGGGCTCGGCCGCCGCGCGGTCGGGGTCCTTCTGCTCCACCCCGAACGAGATCTGGGCCCCGCCGCCCTTCTTGGCCGCTACCTCGGACAGCTTGGTCTCGGCCGGCGTGGCGCTCGCGGTGCCGCTGGTGGTGGCCGTGACCGCGGTCGCCGGCTCGGGCTTGGCCTCAGCGACGGGCTCGGCCTTCTTGCCGACGTCGACGCGCTGGCCCTCCTGCGCGGAGCCGGGCATCGGTTCCTGCGCCTGGGGCTGGGGCTCCTGCTTCGGCTGGGGCGCCGGGAACAGCTCGTCCACCGGGTCGCCCTGCTTGAGGCGCGTGTAGAGACCGGCCAAGATCTCCAGGTCGTCGATGCCCAGCTCGTCGATCGAGGAGCGCTCCACGCGCGCCAGGATGCGCGCCACGTTGACCCCCAGGTTGGCGAACGGCTTGATGACCAGCTCGCGGCGCTCCTGCAGCGGCTTGCCACCGCCGGTCGCCACGTGGCGGACACGCTCGAAGATGCGGGCGACGTAGGCGCGGGGCACGACGCTGAACGTGGCGTTGCGGCGCGCGATCGCGCTGGTCGCGTTGAGCGTCAGCACGATCATGTCGTTGCCGTACTTGCGGCCGCTGGAGCCGGTGATCCCGCGGGAGACCTCGACCGTGATCCGGTTGTTGTTCTCGAGGTCCCAGGCCACGCCCTGGCAGGTGACCGTCGAGTCGCCGATGTCGATCGGGCGCGAGCCGACGTGGATGTTGCCGTAACAGCTGGCGACGATCTCCGAGAGCCGGATCGAGGGACCGACGATGTCCTTCTTGACGCGCTTCTTGAGCACCTTGTCGTACTCGGTCCGCTTCAGGGTGTACATGCAGGACGCCGCCGTCGCCGCGTCGGAGGTGGCCATCTCGATCGCGCGCTTCTCGAACTTCTTGAGGTCGCGGGGATAGGCGTGGGCGACGTCGACCTGGGCCATCGCCTCGGACTTGGCGATGGACGCGAGCGCGTTCTGGTCGATGCGCACGAGCGCCGACGACGAGCCCTGCTCGTCCTCGTTGTCGTCGCCAGGGGGTTGGTAGTTCGGGTCCTCTGGCGGGGTCTGGTTCTCGTTGCTCATTCGGTCTCTCCCTTCGGTTTCCTGCGTTCCACGAGCTTGCGGACGGGCTTCTGTTCGATCGCGCCGGCGGCGACCAGGCGGTCCTGCAGCGCGCGCTTCGCGGCCGCGCCGTTCCCCCGCCCGGCCTTCTTGGCCGCGATCTCGTCCATCACGGACGGCCGCGCCTCGAAGATCTGGTTCATCTCCTTGGGCGTGAACTCCTCTTTCAGGATGTTGAAGGCGCGCTCGGTGTCGATCTGCCGGCGCCCGTTCTCCTCGACGATCCGGACGACGTGCCCGTCACCAGAATCGATGGGTCCGTTGGTCTCCACCAGGCGGCGGACGGCCTCGCGGAAGGACTCGTAGGCGGTGACCACCACCTTGCCGCGCCGGAGCATCGAGACGACCTCCTCCTGGGGCAGGTTCTCGAGCCCCGCGGCGATCTGATCGCGCAGGGCGACGTTCCCGAAGATGGCCACGTCCTGCCGCGCGCGCGCCTGCATCGCCTCGCACGCGTGCGAGCGCGGGCACCAGGTGCACTGGGGCCCCACGCGGTACGCGCCCGGCCGGGCCAGGACGCGCTGGCGCAGGCCCTCGACCCAGGCCTCGCAGCGCGCGCGGTCGAACCGGTACGTCTCCACCTGCTGGTCGCGCGCCCAGACGACCGTCATGCGCACCTCGCGCACCTGGGACCGCGGCGCCAGGATCAGGCAGGTCGCGTACCCGGCCACCTGGTCGTAGTAGTCGAGGTCGAGCCAGCCGAACTTCCAGTCTAGGCCGTTGACGACGTCGGTCCCTCCGTCCAACAGGTCGGCGTGTCCGACCAGCGTCAGGTCACCGATCTCCACCCGCAGCGCGACCTCGCGGCGCAGCGGCGCGCGAAAGTGGCGCCCGATCTCCTCCCAGACCTTCCGCCCGTACCAGACGATCCGGCCCAGCTCGTCGCGGTCGGTCCCCCAGCGCGCGCCGATCGCATCCAGGTCGAGGGGCTCGTCGTCCACGACCCCGGTCATCGCCTCGTGGCCGGCGTTCCCCATCTCACCCTCGGCGCCGCCGACGCGGACCTCGAGGGCATCGCCGACAACGCTGGGGGGGCACGCGAACGCGCGCGGGAGCGAGGAGCAGCGCAGGACAGTCTTCGGGATGAGGACGGTCATGATGACGGCTCCGCTATGGGATCCGGCCGCATCGCCAGGACCGCGTCCCTGAGCAGCCAGACGTTCGACCCCGTCGGGGACCTGATCCAGGGTTTCCGATCGTCGCCGGGCGGTGACTTGAGCACGTCCCGCGCGACCCACCCGTAGATCGTCCCCCCGCGGACGCCGACGAGCTCCATCGCCTCGGCGGGTGAGATGTAGCCCGCCGAACGCATCCGCTCTTTCAGCTCGGCGGTCGTGTGGCGACCGCCGCCCCGGCTCTTGTTGCGGGCCGCGATCCTCTTCTTTGCTCGCTTCGTCATCGATCCTCCGTGGTCTGGTTTATTACCCGCCGCGCCGCCCGCGCTCCGTCATCCTGCCTGACTGCCGCCCCGAGCCGGCGCACGAGACCGGCGAGCGCCTTGCGCGGGATCCCGATCAGCCAGGACACGTCTTCCGGTTCCACCGGCGCTCCGTCCCATCCGAGGTGGGTCTCGATCGCGCGCCGCTCGCGCCGGTCGAGCGCGGCCAGGTGGGGCTCCAGCGCGCGCCGCAGCCGGACCCTGGCCGCCGCGCGCCGCCGCGCGCGCTCCCACCCGTCGAGCCGCGCGTCTGGAGTATCCCCACCGGACAGCAGCATGACGCCACCGTCAGACCGGCGTCGGGGGCCGTGGTCGGCGATCTGGACGCGGTGCTGGAACTCCCGCGCGCGGGGCGACATGTTGACCGGGATGCGGACCGCCGCGAGCGCCAGGCTGGCCTTCACGCCCGCGCGCCGAGCCGCGGTCCTGTAGAGGTACCCGCGGACGTTCTTGCTCGGGTCGAGCTGCTTCTTCGCCATCGTCTCCACGACGTGGAGAGCGGCTTCTTGCGCGACGTCGTCCAGGTCCACCACGAAGCCGCAGGCCCGGAACCGGCGGCGGACCGCCAGCGCGGTCAGGGTGGCCATCTGGACGACTGAGGTCGGGTCGTGAGATTGTCTCTGCATAGGGAGTCCTTCCCTTTCTCGGAGCTATCCCTCTTGGCGGGGGGCGGGTTCTTGGCGGCGGGGGTCCCACAGGGACCCCCGCCGGTTTCTTTTCTACTTCTTCAGCTGCAGCGCCTTCGGCGCCGGCTTGAAGTAGTTCAGCGGGTAGAGGCCGATCGGCGTCCCGTCCGCGAGCTGGAACTTGCCGTACTTCCCGTGGACGCTCGCCAGGATCAGGCGCGCGAGCTGGAGCGGCGTGAACGCGCCGCCCTCGACGAACCGGCCGATGCGCGCCGGCTTGACCTGCACCAGGTCCCCGGCCGCCATCGCCCCGGCCGGGGGCTTCCATCCGCTCGCCTTGAGGGGCGGCATCGCGTGGCCGAAGTCGACCAGGGCCTGGTAGGCGAGCCCGGCTTTCTCCCGCGCGGTCTCCAGGGCTGGCTCTGCCAGCTCATCCCCGTGCGGTCCGAGCTGCTTCTGGAACCGGTCGATCCACTCCTGGGCGGAGTACAGGCGCTGGACCACGCGGTCGAGCGCCCCCTTGGGCTTCTTCTTCTTCTTGGCGGCGGTCGGCGCCGCAGCTGCGCTGGTCATCTTGGTTCTCCTTTGGCGGGGGTCGTCTGGTCGGGATAAGACCGGACGGGAGAACCGTACCCTAGTTCGTAAATATCGTAAACAGATTTGTTTAGGGGATCGCCGTTACGCGCTGGTGACTACGCCGTAGTGGGCGATCAGGAGTGCGTCCACGCGCCCGGTCTTGAGACCGCCGCGCGGCCCGCGGATCAGCGCCGACGCCGCCGGGTACAGGCGCGCGGCGTGCGCCGCCTCGGCCGCGTCGTTGTTCTTGGCGACGTCGGCCAGGCAGACCTTCTTCCAGCGCTGTGGGGTTACCAGGGTGTGCTGCATCCCGAGCGCGGCCAGGATCCCCTGCCAGATACCGAAGCCCACGCCGAACGTAAACGAGCTGGCGACGCCCTGGTCCGGCATGCTGTGCACCTTCTCGAGGAATACGCGCGCGCCTTCCCCGTCGTAGGGCCTGAGGATCCCGAGCATCGCCTGGATGTCGTAGCTGCGTCCGGTCTTGGCCGCGAAGGCCGGGACGTCGTGGATGACGATGGCCCGACCTGTTTCTTTGAAGAGCTCCGACGGGCGGACGTCCGTCCTGCCGTCGATGATGGCGATCGCTCCGTCTAGCCCCGGGTCGATGCCGATGGTGACGTCTTGGTTCATCCCCGGGATATTACCCGGGGGCTACGAGACCGGCGCGGCCGACGCCGGGAGCGCGACCGCGTCGGCCAGGTCGACGTAGCCCATCAGGATGCCGCGCTTGCCGTCGAGCGGGTTCCAGGGCCCATGGCGCCAGACGCTGTCACCGTTGCGCGCGCCGTCGCGGTTCGTGTTGCCCTCGACCGTCGAGATCGTCCCGTCCGGGTAGGCGGTGTCCACGAAGCCGACGTGCCCCAGGCCGTGCCCGTGGTCCATCACGAAGATCGCGCCGCGCGCGGGGCTGGTCCTCCGGAACCGGGGCTCGGCAAGCTTGTAGACGTTCTGCGCGCCGACCGTGCGCGGGCAGGGGTTCGGCACCATCAGGACGTTCGAGGCGCGGCGGAAGCACCAGTACAGAAATGCAGCACACCAACTCTCGCCGGGCTCACCGCCGGCGGCAGCGAGATATAGCTCCACCTCCGGCCCGCGGTTCTGCCCGCCGCTCTCACGCACCCCGACCTGGGTGGTCGCGATCGCCAGCGCTGCCTCGGAGATCGTGTTCGCGCAGATGAGGTCGCTCACGTCTTGTTCCCCGCGATGATGTACTCGATCCGCCCGATCCCCGAGACGCTGAGCGCCGTCAGCTCGTCGCCGGCGTTCTTCGCCTTCAGCAAGAAGACGTCCGAGATCGGGATGAGCTGGTTCGCGCCGTTGGCCCAGGTCACCGACGCGACCAGCGACTCGCCGTCGACGGCGCGGATGACGACGTACCTGATCTTCGAGATCGCCCCGAGCGCCGGCGTGAAGTTGCCGGCGATCGGGATGTTCCCGCCGAAGCTCCCGTCGTAGGTCTCCTTCGACGCGAGGTCGATCGACTGGGACAGGAGGGTCGTCGCGTCCGAGCTCGACGCCGGGTCCGACTGGACCGCCCCGGCCATCGTGAGCGTGAACGGCATGGCCCCCATGATAGGGGGCCGGCCGGCGCGCGTCTACTCAGCCGCTTGCGGCGCGGCTTCCGGGGGCGGGGCGGGACTCGGGTCGGGAGCGGCGGGGACCTCGGCCTGGGCCTCGTCGACCGTGAGCGCGGTCCCCTCGGCTACCGGCTTCACTTCTTCGGGCGGCGGGAGCTCGTAGACGCCGACCTTCGCGTCCAGGAGCTTCTCCTCGATCCCGCCGAGGTTGAGCGTGTCGCGGAAGTCCATCTCGGCCAGCAGGTTCGCGAGCAGCACGTCGATCGACTCGACCGTCACCTCGAAAACGCCGCCCTTCGGGGCGTCGTCGGGCCGCATCTGGCCGCCGGCCTTCTTCACCCGGTGCCAGACGTCGATGACGTCGATCTGGTCCAGTGCGACTCGAAAAGCTAGGCGCTGCTCGCGCGTCAGCTTCTTGCCGCTTGGCTTCTCGGCTTCCTTGACCAGGTAGAGGACCAGGTCCGACAGCTCGTAGGCCTCGAAGTGGATCTTCCTGGTCGGCCCCAGGTCGGCGCGTCGCTTGGCTTCTCCCATGCCCAGGAGAATAACATCGGCCCGCCGGGATCAAGGCACCGAGAAGAGAGGCGTGACGCACTTCTGGCCGAGCGGCCCCCGCACGACCATGTAGCCGACCGGGGTCGTGCTGGCCCCCGCCGGGAGATTGACGATCGACCCACCGACGGCGCCGGTCGCCTCGAGCATCGCCGGCCCGCACTGGAAGGTCGCGTCCGTGCCCTTGATCCGGAACGTCTCGGTACCGTTGCCCAGGAAGCGCATGTCGCACGTGGAGCTGCCGATGTTGAGGTCGAAGTTGCGCGAGCTGCCGGTGAAGAGGACCCCCACACCGGTGTTGATCTCTATCGTGCCCGCGTTCGGTCCGGACGCGCTCGTGACCGTGAGGCCGTTCCCACCGACGGCGTCGATCAGGACGCCGCCGGCGCCGGTCACCTCCAAAAGGTTGCCCTTGAAGGTGATGCCCTGGTCGAACACTGCCGGGCCCTGGACCCAGAGGGACACGGCCCCGAGCGTGCCGTTGAACGATCCACCGCCGGTGATCGTCGGCGGCCCGCCGACGCAGAGGGTGGCGGCCGCGGGGACCGGGATGCCGCTGACGGTCCCCGCGCCGACGGACACGGTCGTGTTGTAGACGGGCGGCTGGATCGTGACCCAGTTGAACCCGGTCGCCGTCGTGACGTTCGCGCCGCCCGTGAGGTTGACCGTCGAGGTGTTGACGGCGACGTAGTCGAGGGTCGCGCCGGCCGAGCTGGAGACCGACACGTTGCCCGCGACGGCGAACATGGGGACTCCTCCCAGGAGCCCCGGCGTTCGCCCGACGCCGAACGGGTCGTTGCTCACGACGGCGCCGCGGTGCGCGCCGTCGGTCGTGCCCTGCAGGAACAGGACGCCGGCGGCCGTGGTGCTGCCGACGACCTTGTTCCGCACGACGACCTCGCCCGACGAGAGCAGGCGCATCGCCTCGGCCTGGGTCGCGCCCGTCTGCAGGGTGACGTCGCCGACCGACCCGAGGTAGAGCGGCCCGGCGACGTTGTTCATCACGAACGCGGTGTCAGCGTGCAGGTTGGGGACGGTGCCGAACGGCGTGAGGTTCGCCCCCGTGATGCCCGCGGCCAGCGCCTGGCCCGACCCGCTGTTGTTGGACGCGAAGAACTGCGCTCCGGCCGAGGTGCCCGCGCCGGTCGTGTTGACCGCGATCGTGGTGAACTGGTTCGCGCTGTTGGTGACCGTGACGTCGGTCCCCGGCGCGTTGGTCCCGACGCCGAGGCGCTTGTTCGTGGGGTCCCACACCAGGAGCGCGTCCTGCGCGAGCGTGCCGCCGGCGGCCGCCCCGAACGTCAGCTCCTTCGCAGCCAAGGTCGCGACGCTGAGCTGGCCCGACGAGCTCGCGGCCTGCACGACGCCACCAGCCGAGAGGCTAGAGACGTTGACGAGGCCGCTGGCCAAGATCTGCAGCCGCGCCGCCTCGGTGGCGCCGGTGGCGAGGATCAGGGTCCCGGGCGCACCGACGTAGAGGTTCGACGACCCGAAGAAGGGGACCACGTAGGGGATGTTCGGTCCGACCAGGGGACGGTTCGTGGTCGCGGTGAACCCTGTACCCGCGACGCCGACCGCGACGCCGATGCCTCCGCCCGGGTTGTTGCTCGCCACGAACTGCGCGAGCGCGGCGACGCCCGCGCCGGCGTTCCGCACCATGACCTGGGTGGAACCGTTCGCGCTGTCGAGGACGTCGACGTCCGTCGTCGGGACGTTCGTGCCGATCCCGAGCCGGTTGTTGGTGTCGTTCCAGAAGAGGTTGGTCGCGTCCTGCGCGACGCTGCCGCCGGACGCACCGCCGAATAGGACCGCGCCCGCGGTGAGGGGACCGGCGGCGGGGACCAAGAAGTCCGTACCGGCGGTGGCGTTCGACAGCACGCCCGTCGTCACCGCGCTCTTGACCAGGCCGCCCGCCGTGAGGCTCAAGATGCTCACCGCACCCGCGGCGTCGATCTTCAGGCGCTCCGACTGCGTCGCGCCCGTCTGGAGCGTGATGACGCCGTGAGATCCGAGGTACAAGGTCGGCGTCGGTCCCGGGATAGACGTCGTCACGAAAGCCATGTTCGCGCCGAGGTTCGGGACCGTGCCGCCGGCAACGCGTGAAGGTCCCCCCATCCCGAACGTGACTGCGGCGGTCAGGTTAGTCGCCGCGAAACTCGCGAGCGCATTGGCCCCGGTGCTGGAATTCGTGATCAGGACACCCGTTGTCCCGTTGGTGTTGTTGAGGATCGCTAGGTCGACTGCTGGGATCTGTGACCCGATGCCGAGGCGCTTGTGGGTGTTGTCCCAGAACAGGTTCTGGTCCTGGTCGAGGAGGCCGCTGCCGCTCGCGTTGCCGAACGGGATCTGCCCGCCCACCACCGCGATCACGGTCGGCGCCGAGATGCTGCTGGTGACGACCTGCTGGAGGACGCCCGACGCGAGCGTCCCCAGGTTGAAGGCCGAGGACCCGCCGGTGGTCACCATGCCGAGGGCGCCCCCGCCTCCGCCGCCGCTGCCGATCCCCAGCTTACCGGTGGTCGGGTCGGCGACGACGACGCCGCCCGCCGCGAGGGCCGAGATGAAGACGTTGCCGCTGGCGTCGATCCTCAGGCGCTCCGACTGCGTCGCGCCCGTCTGCATCGTGATGAAGCCGAAAGAGCCGAGGTACAGCGCCGGGCTGGGCCCGATCGTCGTCGTCAGGTAGGCCATGTTGGATCCGAGATTGGGCGTAGTTACGCCCGCGGAGATGCTCGTCCCCGTCATCCCGAACGTCGCCGTCGACGTGGCGTTGCTGGCGGTGAAGTTCGCCGACGAACCAGCTCCCGTCCCCGGGTTGCTCACCAGGACGCCGGCCCCAGTCGTCGAGGTGCGCGAGATGGCGATGTCGAAAGCGGGAGTGGTCGTGCCGATCCCGAGGCGCTTCAGCGTGTTGTCCCAGAAGAAGTCAGCGTTGTCCTGGGCCACCGCGCCGCCGGCGCCGGCGAACAGGACCGACCCGGTCGTCAGCGCCGTCGCGGGCGCGAGGTAGTCCGTGCCCGATACCCCGATCGACAGCTGCCCGCTAGAAGCAGCGGCCTTGACCATGCCGCCCGCGTTGAGGCTCGACAGGCTGACGTTGCCGGCGACGTCGATCTTCAGGCGCTCCGCCTTAACGGCGCCCGTCTGGAGAGAGATCGTCGTCCCCGCGCTGATGTAGAGGGGGAACCCGGCGATGGCGATGAGGTAGCCCGTCGAGGGGCCGAGGTTGGGCTCAGGGCTTAGTGAGGTCCAACCCGAACTCGTGATCCCGAGGCCGACCGAAACGGCCGAATTCGTCGCGATGAACTCGGCGGTCGCGGCGGTCGCTGTGCTGAGGTTCTGGACGCGCACGCCGGTGGTGGCGTTCTGACTGCGGCTGACGGTCAGGTCATGCGTCGGTGTACTCGTCCCGATCCCGAGCCGGTTGCTCGTGTCATCCCAGAAGAAGCTCGCGTTGTCCTGCGCGATGTTCCCGCTGGCCCCGGCGAAGATCACCGACCCAGTAGTCAGGCCCCCGACGGGCGGCCCGATGAAGTCAGTCCCCGAGACGGCGATCCCGAGCTGCCCGCCGACCGCCGCCTTGACCAGGCCGCCCGCCGCGAGGCTCGAGACCTGCACCTCTCCCGTGGTGAGGATCTTCAGCCGCTCCGCCTGCGTGGCGCCGGTCTGGAGAGAGATCGTGTTCTGAGAACCGATGTACATCCCCAGCGTCGACACGGCCAAGAGGAAGGTCATCCCCGCCGTCAGGTTCGGAACTGCCGCGCTGAACGCTGAGGAGTTGAGCCCCATGGTCCCGAGGCGCGTCGCGTGCGAGCCGTTGGCCGTGGCGATCTGGGCGGCGGTGGGGCTGGTCGACGTGGACGAGTTGATCACGCGCACAGTGGAGTTGATCCCCGTGGTGGTGTTCGAGATGTCGAGCGTCGTACTCGGCGCATTCGTCCCGAGGCCCAGCCGGTTATTGGTGTCGTCCCAGAAGATATTCGCGTTGTCCTCGGCCAGGTGACCGGATGCGTTGGCGAACACCACCGAGCCCGGCGTGAGGGACACGGCCGCGCCGCCCACCGCGCCGAGGACGTCGTTCCAGTTGACCGCGCTGGTGCCGATGCCGCCGGCCGATCCGAGGTTCAGGATCGTTTGCCCGCGGTTGTCGTTGAGCGTGGTCCCCGCCGGCCCGACGACCACGTTGCCGGCCGTGTCGTCCCACTGCCGGGTCGCTAGCACGGACACGTTCGTCGTCCCGACGGTCCCCTGGGTAGTCGTGATCTGAGAAGCCCCGGCGCCGCCAGTCACGGTCGGGACCTGCGCCAGGTCCAGTCGGCTCCCGCGACCCTGGAAGTTGACCAGCGTGTTGCTCGAGCCGATGGTGCCGTAGGTGTAGCCGGAGTTGATGATCCGGCCGCCCGAGATCCCCAGGAAGTTGATCGCGGGGTTGAGGTTGCCGAACGTCCCCGTCTGGTTGAACTCCATGTCGGCGGTCCCCTGCGAGCCACCGTTGATCGCGGTGATGACGCCATTCGCCTCGACCTGGAGGCCCTTGATGGTGCAGGTGGTGTTGAGGCGGAGCGACCCGGTGGCGACGATCAGGCGGTGGTACCCGCCCGTGACAGATCCGTAGCCGCCCGCCACCAGGAAGCTGGCCCCGGAGACGAGCCCGCTCACGCCGTTCTGGCAGTACAGGACTGACCCGGGCTCAGAGATCGCGTCGCCGAGGCAGTTGTAGAGGCTGAGGGCGCCGCCGTATACCAGGAACCGCCCCGACACCTTAAGGTCCGTAAGTTGGAGGACGCCGACGTTGCTTACGAAGTTGCTGCCCAGGTTGGGCACGTCGTAGACGGTGATCGCGTCCCCGTTCGCCCATGTGACCGGGAGGCCAGCTGGCGTGATCGGCTGGCTGATCCAGGCCTGCTTGGCGCCCATGTCCTGCACCACGCGCGCGGTGCTGAGGTCAGACGTTCTCCGCACGACCAGGTTCAAGAAGGAGGTCGTCCCATCACCGAGCGTCCAGCTGGTCGTGATGCCGGAGCTCTTGATCAGCGTGGGCTGGCTCGTCGCCCCGTTGCGCGCCACGACGCCGCCCGAGAGGTCGAGGGTCCCCGAGTACAGCACGCGCTGGACGCCGACGTAGTGCGGGGAGAAGTTGGAGAAGGTCAGGTCGGGGGACGTCAGGAAATACGGCTGCACCGTATCGCCCGCGTTCAGGTCCCCGGCGATCGTGATGGTCTGGTTGAGAGACGGCTGCGCGCCCCAGAGTCGGAGGTGGACCTCGCTCAGGCTCCGGAGCTGGTGGGTACCGTCGACGCCGGTGTTGTCGTCGTTCGCCGTGCCGCTGGTGTTGGCCGGGTCGACGAAGAACGCGGCCTGCGAGGCCCAGAACCGATCCACGATCCGCATGCGGACCCAGCGGCCGACGCCGCCGAGCGCTGCGAAGTACAGGAAGTTGTCGACCGTCGCCGTGCTGGTGCGGTCGAGGTAGACGAAGTCGCGCCGCGACTTGAGCCGCGCCACCACCGTCCCGGTCGCTGGGAAGGCGAGCGTGTTGAGCGGCACCGCCCCGGTCGTGGCGCCGTCCGCCTCGAGCAGGGCCACCGCGCCGGCGCCGAGCGCCGTGTAGGCGCTGCCGTTCTGGCTGACTTCGAACTGCTGGGTGACCTCGTTGTAGCGGAAGCGCCCGGTGCTCGCGGCGCTGACCGCGACCGCCGACCCGGCGCCCATCGCCAGCGCGGCCGCGGTCGGGCCGGCGGCGCCGATGCCGACGCCGAAGTCGGTCCGCATGCCGCCGGTGCCTGGGAACGTCGCGATCGTGACCGGGCCCGTCCGGTTGATCAGGTTCAGGACGTCGGTGATGTTCTCCAGTGAGATCGCCGCGCCGCCGGTCCGGTCGAGGCGTAGGCCGGGGCTCGCGCTCTTGACGTGCAGCTCCTCGAGCGGCGCCGCGATCCCGACGCCGACGTTGCCGGTCGCGCGGTCGACGACGAGCGGTCCGCCCGACGCGGTGTTCACCCGCAGCGCGGAGGCGCCCGTGAAGCCGCCGGACGACCCGTCGATGACGACGCCGCCGCCGTTGCCGTCGTTGAGCAGGAGCGTCTGGTCGACGGCGCCGACGCCGACCGCGTAGGCGCCGGCCAGCGTCTCAACGACGCCGCCGCCGAGCGCGATCGCCCGGACGATCTCGTGCCATCGGTTCTCCGGGGCCGCGTAGCCCTGGCGACAGTTCGGGTTCGACGTGTCCTCGAGCGCCTCGAAACCGCCCGGTTTGCGGAGGGGTAGCGCGCCGCTGGGGCCGGGGATCGTCAGGCCCGAGAGCCGCGCCACGGCGCAGGTCTTCCGCACCTGGCCGGGGCTGCCCGGGTTGATCGTCGCGCGGACCAGGTACGTCCCGTCCTTGTGCACGGCGCCGCTGTCGGAGTCGACGACGAATGAGGAAGTCGTGGCGGTCGCCAGCACCACGGGTTCGGGACCGGCGCCGCCCGCGGCGGAAAACTCCGGGCGGCCCAGCAGCTCCCAAAGTACCGACGTGACGCCGACCGTGCTGGTCAAGGAGAGGCCGACGGTCTCTCCCGCGAGTAGGTCCTGCCGGAAACCGGTGACCGCGGTCGCCCCGTTCCGCGTTGAGACGATTTGGACGGACTCGAACGCCATCCCCCGATGGTATGAGGGGTGGTGTCAGGCGTCTAGAGACCCGGTCCTAGCGCACGATCCCGGACAGCTTGGTGACGCCGTGGTCGTAGGCCTGGATCGACATCGTGACGACGTCGCCGGCCGCCAGGCCCTGCCCCGTCTGCCATACCGTGGCGTTGGCCGGGTTGAAGAAGAACGGCGCCGTCCGCGCGTTGGATCCAGAGCTGTTGTTCTTCACGAAGCAGAGCGCGTTCACCAGGGTCGGCGATCCCAGCGACAGCGGCACGCCGCCTCCATCGCCGCGGTCGAGCGCCAGGATCGCGGTGGCGGAAGTGGAGACCGCCGAGACGCCGACGTCGATGAAGGCGCGCGTCGACACGGCCGGCTTGGACCCGGGGACGCCGAACGACTCCGCGCCCGTGATCGTCTTCGTCAACGACGTGTTCTCCGCGGCGCCCAGGATGTAGGTCATGTCCTCCGACATGACGCAGGCGTGCCGGCGCGTCGTCCCCGCGCGGACGAACCCGATCCCGATGTAGACGGCGCCGGAGATCGTCGTGGTGCCGCGCGGCGTGGTGATCGCGGAGCTGGGCTGCCCCAGGTTGTTTGGCGCGACGAGGCTCTCAACTACGGCGACCGGGGCCATGCCACCGCCGGAGAGCGCCGTCCCTTGGGGCGCGTGGCGTCCGCCGCACAGGTAGATGTAGTACGGCTTGTCGGTCGCGCCCGCGGCGATGCTGAACGGGTTGTTCGCCGTGTCCTGCGAGACGGGGACGCCGAAGAGGGCGCTGGCGTCGAGGATCTCACCGTCGATCAGGACGAGGCTGGACGGCCCCGTCATCGTGAGGCCGGACGACGTCGTCGTGGGGTCGACGGTGCAGTCCCAGGTCAGTCGGCACCCGCTGAGGATCCCGCTCATCCGCGACCACGGGAACTCCGCGCGCCGAGAGAGCCGCGGGCAGGGGCCGAACGAAGACGCGGTTGGCGCGGCAGCCGGGACGAGCACCTCGAACAGCGCGCACTTGCCGGAGGGGACCGCGGGCGGCACCGGCGTTCCGGCCGGCGTCCCGGTGACTACGGTGATGATCGCCGCCGGGCCGCTGGTCTTGAAGACGCTCTGCGCAGCGATGGTGCGGGTCGATGGGTCGACCAAGATGTTCCTCGAGACGAGGTCGGTGTCAGCGCTCGCCGGCTGCGCCACCACGAGGTCGATGCGCGGGTTCGTCCCGTCCGGCGTCGCGAACGAGAGCGCGGGGACCGACCGCCAGCGGAGCACCTCGAAGGGCGAATCGTCGACCGTCAGACTCGGGTCCGTCGGGAAGTAGAAGAACGCGTCCCCGTCGGCCAGGGCCATCTGGAACCCCGACGTGAACGTCAGCGCCAGCGCGCTCAGCGCGCAGCTGAACGGGACGCCGACTGGGTCGGCGCTGCCCGCGGCGAGTACGTTCTGGAGCTCGCGTGACCAGAGCTGGTAGCTCCGGTTCTCGTCGCTCGACAGAGCGGTTTCCCGAGCGTTGATCTTCTCGCGGCTGAACGGCACTCCACCCATACCGCGAGGCTACCGCGGTTGCCGCAGGCGCGTCTACCTACGCGGTCAGGGGCAGAGGCCGTTGAGCTTGATCATCGCCAGGGCGGTGCCGCACGATGTGGTGCCGGTCATCGCGGAATTGTAGACCGTGAGGCACTGCGCCTGCAGCTGCGCCTGGCTCGGGTTGGTCAGCGAGTCGCAGCACGCCAGGAGGTCGGCGCAGGTATAGCCGGCCGCGCCGCCAGTGCCGGCGCCCGCCGCGCCGCCGGCGCCCGCCGTCATCCCGCCCGCGCCTGGCATCCCGCCGGTCCCGGGAGCGCCAGCGGCGCCGCCGGCGT